AGTAAATTGGTCATCTGGTACAAGAACTATCTTTATGACATATCCTGCTGATAAAGCAGTTTTTGAAGATGCAGATGGTCATGTATCTATTCCACATGATTTGTTTATCGCAGGTGGTTTGATTGATCTTAAAAATGATGGAGGTGCTGTATCACAGATTAAGTTTTATTGTGAAAGCTCAAACGCTCATGCACAAACTCTTATTGGAGCACCACACTCAGAGAGTGCGTCAAATACTTTAACACTACCTAGTTCTGGTGGTGATGCTAAATTAGTATCAGCAACATCAACTGCAACACTTACAAACAAGACATTAACAACACCAACAATTAATGGTGCTACTATTGGTTCTGCTAATCTAGCTACTTCCAGTAATGGTGACATAAATTTTGCACCAAATGGCACAGGTAAGATTGTTGTAAGGGGTAATACTAATCAAGGTAAGATTGTACTTAACTGTGAAAGTAATAGTCACGGACAAACAATTATAGCTGCACCTCACTCTGAAAGTGCTAACAATGTTCTTACATTACCGAGTACAGGAGGTGATGCTCGTTTAGTTTCAACATCTTCAACAGCTACTTTAACAAACAAAACACTAACTTCACCAAAGATAAATGAGGATGTAGCAGTCACATCTACTGCAACAGAATTAAATATTCTTGATGGTGTGACAGCTACCACAGCAGAGCTTAATATTCTAGATGGGGTTACATCTACTACAGCAGAGCTTAATATCTTAGATGGCGTTACTTCTACAGCATCTGAACTTAATATCTTAGATGGAGTTACGTCCTCTACTTCAGAATTAAATATATTAGATGGTGTTACAGCAACCACATCAGAGTTAAATATATTGGATGGTGTGACCTCTACAACGGCAGAGCTAAACATTCTTGACGGAGTAACGGCTACAGCATCAGAGCTTAATATTATGGATGGGGTGACTTCCACAACAGCAGAGTTAAACATACTCGATGGTGTTACAGCCAGTGCTACAGATATTAATCTTATAGATGGTATTACAAATGGAACAGTAATAGCTAGTAAAGCTATTATAACAGATTCAAACAAAGATATTACTGGTGGTAGAAACATTACTATAACAGGAGAACTCGATGCAGCAACACTTGATATATCTGGTGATGCTGACATAGACGGCACACTTGAAGCAGATGCGATTACTGTAAACGGAACAGCATTAAACACAGTCATTGCTGACGAAGCAACAGCATTAGCAATAGCGTTAGGATAAGATATGGCAAATACATTTAAGGTAGTTACAAAAGCAGGAGTGACATCGGAAGATATAATTTACACTGTGGCAAGTTCAACAACTACAGTTATATTAGGTTTAGTTTTAGGTAACACAACAACAAGTCAAACAACTGCAACAGTTACACTGTCGTCAAATACAGGAAATAGAGCAGGTGGTAATGATGAAGCAAACCAAGATGTAGAGTTAATTACAAATGCACCAATTCCAGCAGGATCGTCATTGGAGATGTTAGCAGGAAATAAAGTTGTTATGGAAACAACAGACTTACTAAAAGTTACAGGAAGTGGTGCAACAGATGTTTGTCTATCTATTATGGAGATCACTTAATGCCATATTTAGGTAACACACCTTCAACAAGTTTTGCGACAGTAGTCAAAGATAGTTTTAATGGTGGTAGCACAGCATATACTTTATCTAAAGTTGCTACGACTAACTCTGTATCCGTGTTTGTTGAGAACGTAAGACAAGAGCCTACATCAGCTTATTCAGTCAGTGGTACAACTTTAACATTTACTGCTACTACACCTTCAGGTACAGGTAACATCTACGTTCTTCACATGAACCCAACAACAACGACTACACATCCTGCGGCACAAAACCTTACAGCCGTAGATGGTACGTTTACAGGCAACATAGACGTAGATGGCACGGCTAACTTAGATGTTGTAGATATTGATGGTGCAGTAGACATGGCTAGTACATTAGCTGTTACAGGTGCAACTACATTAAGTGGTGGTGTTAGTGGTGATTTAACTGTAGATAGTGGTGTTTTAGCAGTTGATGCAACTAATAATAAAATTAGGTATACACAAGGCACAAACAAAGGTCTTGTTATTCAAGATGCTGGTATAGCAGATACTACTGAAATAAACTTTGGAACTTCTGGCGAAGGAATAAGGGCTGGTTTAATTACTGGTTCAAATCTATCTTTTTACACTGGTACTGCTGGTGGTGGTTCAGCATCAAAGAAAATGGAAATTGATACTTCTGGTAGAGTAATGAAACCTTCACAACCGGGATTTATGATTGGATTAAGTGGTGGTCATATTACATCTGGTGGTAATACAGTAATATTCAATAATAGCTATTTTAACGAAGGTAGTCATTACAATACTTCTACTGGAGTATTTACTGCTCCTGTTGCTGGAACTTATATATTTCATGCTTTTTTATTATTGCAGAATGACCGATCTATTGGCGATTATTATTGGTCATTTACATACAATGGCAGTGCTTTAGCTTATTGTTATCAAAATAATTTTGTAGCAAATAAACACGTTCATTATTCAAATGCTATTATTTATAAAATGAGTGCTAGTGACACCATGCAAGTATATAACCATAATGCCACTTGGTATGGTATTTCTGCTTTGCATGGTCAATTTCATGGATATTTATTAGGATAAGGAGAAAAAATGGCAGATTATACAGTAAAATTAACAGACGCAGAGGATAAGGCTATGTCTTACTGTGCTATGTCTACTCAAGATTGGGTAGATAATGCTCTAAAGAACAGAGCAAGAATAGCTAAAGAAGAAATTATTAGTCTTAACACAGCACATTGTAATGCTAATAGTATTCAAATAGCCACTGGCGAAGATGCACAAGTTGCACAAGCGTTTACTTTAAAGGTTGTAAAGACAGCTAAAGAACGTGAAGAAGAATTAAAGTTACCTGAGTAGGATAAACATGGCACTATCAAAGATAAACACAAACAGTATAGCAGATGATGCAGTAACAACTGCAAAGGTAAATCCAGCACAGACTGATATAACGAGTGTTGGTACATTAACAAGTTTTAGAAGCACAGGAATAGATGACAATGCTGATGCTTTAGCTATGACTATTGATAGTAATGAAAATGTTGGAATAGGTACAGCAAGTCCTTCTGATCCTCTTCATGTAAAAGGGTTTGCTCAAATTGAAGGTAAATCTGGTGATGGTAATTATTTAAGAATGGATAATACTGCAAACACGAATGGTAAAATATGGAGAGTTGGAAGTGGTGTCTATGAACACCCAACTTTTAGTATTTATGACCAAACAAATAATGTATTCCCATTTAATTTAAGAAATTACAACAACGCTTGTGAAATAAAAAGTGCAACTGCAATTACACTAGCAGATGATGGTGAATTATTTATTGCAGCTAATTGTCAAGGTCTTTTAGTTTTATCTTCATATAGTGAAGGAATAACTGGGTTTTTTAGATGCGAGTATTTAAATGTTGCTCAATTAGTTTCAGGCACAGGTACATTTTCTACTGGAGATACCGATGGTAAAATTTGTGTGATTGTCGGCAGCAATTCTTATTCAATTAAAATTAAAAATAGAATGGGTGGTTCAAGAGATTTAAGAGCCATTTTTGTAGGCACTCATACATAAAGGAAAAGTTATGACATTAAGTATAAAAGTAGAAAATTTTGAACAACAAAAAGTTGATAATAATAACACTGTTACAGAAAGTGGCACACTAAAACAAAGCGTTACATTAAAAGCAATAGACTCAGATATTGAAGGTATGTATGTAGCAACTAAATGGTTGACTATAGATAGCAGTAAATCTGATGATGATTACGTTAAAGAAGCCTATGATGCTATTAAAGATGACATTACAGCTTGGCAAAATTCAAAGAAAAACATAGGTAAAACATTTAATCCTGACACAGGAAAGATGGAATAACATATGCCATACATAGGAAGATCAACAGACGGATTTGGAGTACGAAATAGGTTCGTATACTTAGCATCAAGTGGTGCTACATCCGTAAGTGGAGCAGATGCCAATGGTGCTACTCTAACATTTACAGATGGTGCATACGTTGACGTGTATCTCAATGGTGTTCTACTAAAACCAACAACAGACTACAACACAAGCACTGCTAACACGATAGCAGGTCTATCAGCACTCAATACAAATGATGAAGTGACTGTGGTGGTCTATGATGTCTTTACTGTTGCTGACATGGTAAGTGCTACAAGTGGTGGTACGTTTGTTGGGAATGTTACGTTTGATGGCACAGTAACAAATAACTCGACTACAGCCTTGAAAGAAGATGTTGTTTTTCATGGTAGCAATTATAATGTTACTTGGGATAAATCAGACAGTGCATTAGAGTTTGGTGACAATGCTAAATTAACTTTTGGTTCTGGTAATGATTTACGAATATATCATACACCAGGCACTGGTTCATTTATAGATGAGGCTGATGATGGCTCTTTATTCATAAGAAGTAGCCGAGTAACCATACACAAGTACACTGGCGAAACTATGATAAATGCTGTAGCTGATGGTGCAGTAACTCTTTCCTATAATGACAATCAAAGATTTGCAACAACTGACCTTGGGTTTGATATAATAAATGGGGGTACAAGTTTTGGAAGTTTTGAATTAACTAACTCAGATAATTTAACCATTGATTGTAATAGCACTGACCATGCAGGATTAACATTTGGAACAGCAGAGATATTTCCTAGAAAAAATGCAGCAAATTCTGATGATGGTGTGGATTTAGGTGCAGCATCTATACGTTTTGATGATATTCATGCAACCAATGGTACAATACAAACTTCAGACCAAAACGAAAAACAAGATATAGCAAGTGCAACAGCTAAAGAACTTAATGTAGCAAAAAAACTATCTAGCTTATTTAAAACATTTAGATGGAAGAGTAAAGTTGCAGAAAAAGGTGATAATGCTAGAATACATACAGGCATCATAGCACAAGAAATACAATCTGCGTTTAGTGCAGAAGGATTAGATGCATCCAAGTATGGGCTGTTTACATCACATACATGGTGGGAAAAAGATAAAGAGGTATACAATATAGAAAAAGAAGCACCTTCTGATGCAATTAAAAGAACTAGACTAGGTGTAAGATACCCAGAGCTATTTTCTTTTATTTTCTCATCTATAGAAGCACGACTTACAGCATTGGAGAGTAAATAATGAGCCGAGCAAGAACATTCGCAGATTTAGCTACAGCATCTGAAGAGGGTAGTTTAAGTAAGCGTAACATGATTATTAATGGTGACATGGCTGTTGCACAAAGAGCAACAAGTGCTACAAATAAATCAGCAAGTGGATACTATACTTGTGATAGATGGTCTTATGTACATAGTGGAGATGGTGCTGTTGATTTTGCACAAAGCACAGTTGTTACACCTACAGAGTTCAACAATGCTTTAAAAATTGAAGTTAGAACAGCAGATGGTTCTTTAGGTGCAACAGATGTTTCAGGTTTAAGACATTATATAGAAGCACAAAATTGCCAAAAACTACTGTATGGTACATCAAGTGCAAAATCGGTTACTCTTTCTTTTCATGTGCGTTCTAAACAAACAGGAACATATGCTGTAAATTTATTTCAAGATGATGACACAAGACAGTTTACTAAAACTTACACAATTAATTCTGCTGATACTTTTGAAAAAAAGACAATTACCTTTGTTGGAGATACAACAGGAGTAATAGATGTAAATAATGGAAAAGGTATAGAAATAACATGGTGGTTAAGAGCAGGTAGCACTTACACAGGTGGTGATGCAATGTCTGGTTATGAAGCATTTAGTAATGGTGATTATGCAGTAGGACACGCTGTAGATTTTTTAAGTAGCACTTCAAATGAGTTTTATTTAACAGGTGTTCAACTAGAAATAGGTGATGTTGCGACACCTTTTGAACATGAAAGTTATGGAGATAATTTAAAACGCTGTAAAAGATACTTTATTAGGTATAATAATAGTGGTAATTATGCTATAGGTGCTGCTGAAGATGGCACAAGAGGAATATTTGCTTTTCCTGCTCCAGATATGAGAGCAGCACCAACAGGAACTCAAGGTACTCTAACATTAGGTGGTGGTATTGGTTCTCCTCCTGCCGTTACAGCAATTTCATCTGTAACTAATTCAGGACATGGATTAGATTTGCTTCTTACTGTTGGTTCAGGATTGACTGCAAAAGATGCTCTTAGAATTAGGGCAACAGATACGGCATCTTTTCTCGCATTTGATGCAGAATTATCATAGGGAAATTTAATATGAATATAACATCAGCTAAATATTTAAAAAATTTAGAAGACCAAAATTCTATCGTTAAGATTGTTGTAGATGGAGAAACTTTATTTGTTCCAATAGACCCAAATAAAGTAAACAGCGAAGGTACTATAACTTATGTAGGCAACATACATTACGCTGAAATCAAACGACAAGTTGATGCAGGTGAACTAACAATAGAGGATGCAGACTAATGGACAACGTAATAAATATAAACGGCAAGAATCATAATATTGATACTATGTCCGACCAACAAAAGTATTTAATAAAACAAATAAGAGCTTTGACAGCAGAAGAAGAAAGATTGTCGTTTCAACTTGATCCGATCCGTGTTGCTAAAAACTCTTATACAACTGCGTTGATACAATCATTAGAAGAAAAAAAGGCTAGTTAATGTTAGGTCATGTCGCCCTTTCTGAAACACCGATCAGTAGTATAAGTAAAATACTCGAAGGTAACGCAGAGATGAGTGGCATTGCTTCTAAAGCATCTGCTGGTATCGGTATACTGGTAGGTGTTGCAGATATATCTGCTATCTTTGTAGAAGAGGTAGAAGGTGCTGCTGTACCAGATATACCAGTGACAAGTATGAGTTTTAACTTTGGGTTAGATGATATACCTGGTCGTTTTGTTAAGGGTACAGAGCTTGAGACAGATATAGAGTTTTTAGCCGAACAATCTACGGCTGGTAATGCTACATTAACTGGTGTATCAACACAAGATTTTAATTTAACACAGACAGCTACTGGTGAATTATTATTTACAGAAATCGTTCCGAGTGTTACTGTGACTTACACAGAGATCACGCATACAGGTGATAATTGGACAGAGATTACTCACACAGGCGACACTTGGACAGATGTGAGTACAAATTAGGAGTTATAGATGGCGAGTTCGTATACAGCAAATAACGGCATAGAAAAGATTGGTACAGGCGAACAAGCAGGTACTTGGGGTGCAACAACCAATACAAACTTTGATATTCTTGACAGAGCTATAAATGGTGTAGGTGCGATTACCTTATCTGGTACAACACATACGCTGACAACGACAGATGGTGCGTTGTCCGATGGTCACTTTAAAGTATTAGTTTTTGGTGGCACTTTAAGTTCTACAAACACCATTACCATATCACCTAATGATCAAGACAAACTGTACTTTGTATTTAACAATACCTCTGGTAGTCAATCTATAATAATTAAACAAGGTAGTGGTGCAACTGTAACTGTAGGCAATGGTAAGACTGCTATTGTATATGCAGATGGTGCAGGGTCTGGTGCGGCAGTTGCACAGATAGAAACTGGATCAGACGAGTTCACAGAAGATGTAACCATGAAAACTGGTGATGGTGCTTTGTTAACCTTACAGACATCTGATACGACTGTTACTGATGGTGATGTACTTGGTGCATTACAGTTTCAAGCACCGAATGAAAGCAGTGGTACAGATGCTATAACAGTTGCTGCATCTATTGTGGCTGAAGCAGATGCAGAGTTTACAGCCTCTGTTAATAAAACAGACATGGTGTTTAAGTTAGGTAGTTCTGAAGCTGCAACAGAAAAGATGAGACTAACACATGAAGGTATTTTATCTATACCTGCTGATGGTAGTATTACTGCTAATCATTTTTCAGTAGGCACTGGTGCAGATTTAAAAATATATCATGATGGCTCAGACTCGTATGTTGATGATACTGGAACTGGAAATTTAAATTTAAAAGGAAGTATTGTTCAGCTTTTATCAACTGGTGGTGAAGCTATGATAAAAGCAACCACAGATGGTGCGGCAGAATTATATCACGATGGCACTAAAAAAATAGAAACAACATCTGCTGGAACAACAGTATCTGGTGTTGTAACTGCGACAGGCTTCACAATAGGAAGTGCAGTTATTGCAGAGTCTGAATTAGAACAAATAGATGGAATAACAGCAGGTACTGTAGCTGCATCAAAAGCAGTTGTTGTTGATAGCAATAAAGACATTAGTGGTTTTAGAAACATATCTAACACTGGTACAATTACGACAGGTGGTGCAATAACTGCTAGTGGTGATATTACAGCTTTTTCAGATGAGAGATTAAAATCAGATATAGAAACAATAGATAACGCTTTGGATAAAGTTATGAATATGCGTGGCGTTTCATATACAAAACAAGCTGAAAAAGGTATTGGTGTTATTGCTCAAGAGGTAGAAAAAGTATTACCAGAGGTTGTAACAGATGGTGAATATAAGTCTGTTGCGTATGGCAACATAGTTGGTGTTTTAATAGAAGCAATCAAAGAGCAACAAAAACAAATTAATGAATTAAAGAAAGATAAGTAAATATGGCTCTTCAGAGTAGTGGTGCAATAAGTATGAGCGATATACGTTCAGAGATTGGCACATCTGGTGCTATATCTATGAGTGACTTGTATAGAGTAAATACAAGTAGTGAATTTCCAACAGAAAAAGAAATAACTGATGCAATATCATCTATAAGCTATAGTGGTGTATCTGGTGCTACTCTTGGATATAGTAATAGATATATGTATGGTGATTTATCGACATATAGTGGTGGTTTAGGTGCAGGTGGTATTTATGCTTATGGTTTTCTTTATAATGGAAGATCTTCAACATCTAGTATAAATGCAGAAACTTACATTTTTAACACTGGTACTAATGGTGCAAGTTATACCTCTGATTGTATATTTGAACATCACGGAACAAGTAAAAGTGGACAGACGCTTACAGAAACTACAACTTTAACTATGGGTAAAGCAGGCACTTATTATGTGTGGGGATACTCTTTAAATCTTGGTCAACTAGGAATTGAGGTTGATACAGGAAGTGGTTTTTCTACAGTGTATAGTTTAGCACAACAATCAACTACTAGCACTTCAAGATACACTTTTAACGCATCTGTAGGTCATAAATTAAGATTAACATTAAAAGGAATTGGAGAAGAAATTATTAGATACGTTAGAGTTAGCACAAGTAGTAGTAGTGACTTTGATAAGACCATAACTGTAAACTCTGGTGTTCCGTCATCTGGTGCTATATCTTTTTCTGATTTATATGGAGCAGAAGGATAATGCCACTGACTAAACTACAATTTAAACCAGGTATAAACAGAGAGATTACAAAGTACAGCAACGAAGGTGGTTGGGTTGACTGTGATAAGATACGTTTTCGTTTTGGCTATCCAGAGAAGTTTGGGGGTTGGGAAAAATTAACTAGCAATGAATACGAAGGTACAGCAAGACGTTTACACAACTGGTTAGCTCTTGATGGATCAAACTTTCTTGGTGTTGGTACGCATCTTAAATACTATATAGAAGAAGGTGGTACATTTAATGACATAACACCAATTCGTGCATCAACAACAAACTCTACAACTTTCTCAGCCACAAATGGTTCTACAAATATAACTGTTACAGAGACTAATCATGGTGCGGCAGAGAATGATTTTGTTACATTTAGCAATGCTGTGAGTTTAGGTGGTAATGTTACAGCGGCTATACTTAATGCAGAACATCAGATTGTATCTGTAACTAATGCAAATACTTATGTTATTACAGTTAGTGTAACTGCTAATGCTTCTGACAGTGGTAATGGTGGCAGTGCAACAGATGCCGAGTATCAAATAACTGTTGGTCTTGACTCACAAGTTGGTGGTACAGGTTGGGGTGCTGGATTGTTTGGTGGTACAACAGCAGGTGCTTTGACAACCACTTTAGCCGAAGATTTAGACAACAGTGAAACAGGTGTTGATGTAGCAGACGAAACGGGAATAACAACAGATAATGATGTTATATTAGTTGGTGAAGAACTTATGCTTGTAACAGCAACAACTGATGATAATACCTTAACTGTTACGAGAGGACATAGTGGCACAACAGCAACCACACACTCAAATGGAGCAATTGTTCGGCTTGCTGTAGGTAATGCGTCATCTGATGATGACTTTACTGGTTGGGGTATAGCAGCAGTAAGTGGTACAACTCGTGAAATACGAACATGGTCACATGACAACTTTGGTGAAGATTTATTAATTAATCCTAGAGATGGTCAAGTTTTTCGTTGGGATAAAACTAATGGTCTGTCAACAAGAGCAGTAGAACTTAGCACTATATCTGGTGCAGAAAATGTGCCTACCATAGCAAAACAAATACTTGTTAGCGATCAAGGTCATGTATTTGCATTTGGTGCTAATACTTATGCAACAACAACACAAGACCCATTGTTAGTTAGATTTTCATCTTTTGACAATCCACTCGTTTACACTGTGTCTGCAACAACAAGTGCAGGATTTTTAAGTATTGGTTCAGGTTCTGAGTTTGTACAAGCTGTCAAAACAAAACGTGAAATACTTGTTTTTACTGATATTTCTTTACATACACTTAGATATTTAGGTGCACCATTATACTATGGTATAGAGCAAATAGCATCTAATATAACAATCATGGGGCCGCAAGCAGCTGTTGCTACACAAGATTTTGTATTTTGGATGGGTAAAGATAATTTCTACGTATATGCGGGTGGAACGCAAACCTTACCTTGTACTGTCAAAGACAAAGTATTTCTTGATTTTAATAGTCAACAAGCAGACAAAGTTATTGCAGGCGTTAATTCTGAATATACAGAAGTTATATGGTTTTATCCGTCTGAGTCTAATTCACTTAACAATGGTGGCACGGGCGACATAGATAAATATGTTGTATATAACTATGGTCAAAAAATATGGTACTTTGGCACATTAGCTAGAACTGCTTGGTTAGACAGAGGTATTCGAACATTTCCTATAGCTGCTGGAACTCCTAATTTATTTAATCACGAAACAGGATATGATGATGATGGTTCTGCCATGACATCATTTATTGAGTCAGCACCAATGGATATAGGTGATGGTGATAAATTTAGTTTAATACAAAAAGTTATACCTGACTTGACATTTGAAGGTTCTGTTAATCAAAGCACACCTGCGGCTAACTTTACAATCAAAGCAAGAAATGAGCCTGGTGAGGACTATGGCAACACATCTAGTGGCACTGCAACAAGAACTGCTACATCACCTGTAGAATTATTTACCAATCAAATAGACTTACGGGCAAGAGGACGTTCATTTGCTTTGCGTGTGGACTCAAGTGCAACAGGTATGAAATGGAAACTTGGTACGCCTAGAGTTAACATTAGACCAGATGGGAGAAGATAATGTCAGTTGTTATACCTCCTAGATTACCAGAGCCACCCGAACAAATTGATAGACAATATGTAGAAGATTTGATAAGAGCGTTAGAATTGTTTATATCTCAACAGACAACAAGCACAGTTGAAGATGATGCACAAGCATTTGGTTGGTTTACAGGATAATGGCTAATACATACAAAAATGCAAAGGTAGATTTAACAACAACAAATGCAACAACTGTGTTGACAACACCTGTTGGCTCTACAAATATTATAAAATCAATGCTTGTATCAGAAGATAGTGGAAATGCTGATACAATTACATTAACTATTACAGATACAGATAATGCAGTGTTTAGTTTGTTTAAAGTAAAGGCTGTTAGTGCAAATACAACAGTTGAATTGTTGACACAACCATTAGTGTTACAAGACTCTGAAATATTAAAAGCGACAGCAGCTACAGCTAATCGTTTACATTTGGTTGTAAGTTATTTAGAAATAAGTTAGGATAAGAGCATGGGTTTAGGTGACGTATTAAAAAAGGTTGTTTTACCAGTAGCTGCTGGAGCTTTTTTGGGAGCACCAGTTGCTGGTGCAATGAAAGGTTTAGGTCTAGGTAAACTTGCCGCTAATCCTTTTATTGCTAATGCTTTAGCCAGTGGTTTAGGTAGCATTGTTGCAGGAGGAGATACTAAAGATGCTTTACGATCTGCACTATTAGGTGGTGTGGGCGGTACTTTTGCACAAAGAAAATTTCCAAAATTAACAGGTCAAACAACACCACAATCAGTGTTTTCCGCAAATCAAATTGATCCAGATAGTACAAAAACTATCACTAGAAAACCAATAGATGCTGCAAAGAAATTTGAACCAGCAACCATGTCAGGACAATTAGCACAACAATTAGGATTTGAAGATAGTTTAATCGGTAATTTGTTAAACACGAAATTAGGTGAGGGTCTTGCTGCAGGATTGTTAACACAGTTACTTTCTGATGATGAGGATGAAGATTCACGTACTGCTTTTGAACGTAGACCTTTTGGATTCGGTGGCCCTGGCGGACAAATTGGTGGAATAAATTATATGCAACAAGGTGGTGAGATGGATTTTCCTAGACGCGATGGCGGCATAGACCCATCAGAGGGATCAGGAACAAAAGATGATGTGCCAGCTATGTTGACTGCTGGTGAATTTGTTTTAACTAAAGATGCTGTTAAAGGTTTAGGTAACGGCAATCAAAGACTTGGCATACAAAGAGCATATGATATGATGGGTCAATTAGAGAGGATGGCATAATGGCAGTTCAAACAGTTGAACAGGTAAAACGCTTACCACCTTATCTCGAAGGTTTACAAAAACGTCTTTTATCCAGTTTATATGGCACGTTTGATGGTGCAACTCAGACACAAAAAGGTTTATTAGATAAAAAACTAGATTTACCTGCTTTTCAAGTAGCTGGATTGGACCCTTTACAGCAAATGGCTTTTGCATATGCTCCACAAATGTTCGGGTCTTTTGCACCATTTACGCAAAGTGGTTTAGGTCAAATTGGTGCTGGTGCTAATGCTTTAGGTCAAGGACAAGCGACATTAGGTGCAGCATTATCACCTATAGGTGCGGCTGGAACTGCAATATCTAGGGGCATAGGACAGTTAGCTGATCCAACAGCAGGTATGCAAAAGTTTTTTGATCCTTTTCAAGAACAAGTTATTAAACAAGCAGAAAAAGATATTGAGAGAGATGCAAATTTACGAAGTCAAAAATTATTAAGTGATTTACAAGGTCGAGGTCAAGGCATCGGTTCAGGTCAAAGAAGTGGTCGTAGTGCTGTATTAGAAGCAGAACTTGCAAGAAACACAGCAGATCAAAAGGCAAGAACATTAAGTGGGTTACGATCTGGTGGTTTTCAACAGGCCATGAAAAACTTTCTTGGCTCTACAGAATTGATGGGCGGTCTTGGTAGTAGATTAGGAGAGGTAGGTAGTCGTTTTGGAGATATTGGTGGAAAATTTGGCGTTTTGGGTGATGTTTATAATCGTCTCGCTGGTACTACTGGAGATTTAGGACGACTCACATCAGAGTTAGGTCGTGCTGATTTAACAAATTTAGTTAATTTAGGTGGAATAGGAAGAGCTTTTCAACAAGAAGGACTTGATGCTAATAGACAAAATATTTTACAGGGTATTATGGAGCCTTACACAAGGTTACAATTAGGATCACAATTCTTGTCAGGTATGCCTAGTGCTTCAATACCATCAATATTTAAATCTGTTACAACACCAGAGCCTAACCCATTTATGTCTGGCGTTGGTGCTTACACAGCCCTACAAAATGCAGGAGTAAGTGCATAATGGCTGAAGATAGTTTATTAAAATTTATTTTTCCAAAAGCTGATCCAAAAGGTATTCAACGTGGTTTAAATTTTGTTTTTCCAAAAGCAAATTTCGATTTTGCGGGAGAAGATACTGAAGAAATTATTGATGATAATGAAATAATAAAACCACCTATGCCAGGTAAAAGTATAGATTTAAACTTAATACCAGATGAAATACAAGAAAAATTAAACTTGCTTTCAAATGTACCTATCCTAAAAAAGGAGGATAAAACTGCAGAAAATGTAGTTACTTCAGATAATGTTGTAGATGATAATGTTGATGTTGATGACGGTGCTGATGATTCCGAACAAAGTTTAACTCCTACAATGGAGGGATTTGAAGAGTTTACAGAACTACAAAAAGATAGTTTTAGACCTGATTTAGAGGGTGTTGATAAATATGATAAGGCTAGTCAAGATTTGTTTGATAAATCTTTAAATGATTATGAAAATGTATTTAAAGGATCAATACCAACGATAGGTGATATAAAAGATTATAAACAAGAATTTTATGAAGCAACTGGTCTTGATCCATCAGGAAAACCAGATTTAAGAACTGCTGCTACAGCTTTCGGACTAGCTTTGATGCAAAATAAAGCAGGTAAAGGTTTTAATATTGGAAGAATAATGGCTGAAATTGGAAAAGCTGGTGAAAAAGCTCTTCCATTAGCTGAAAAAGCAAGGCAACAAGCTAAAGCAGAAGAAATAGCTGCTGGTCGTTTTGCTTTGGGTGAGGTCGCAAAAGATAAAGCTGCAAGAAATACTGCCATACAAAATAAAATAAACGCCATGATTGAGTTACAAAAGGAAATGCGTAAACAATATGGTGAAAGAAATAAAGCTATACTTGATCATTATTTTAATACTCAAATAGAAACTTTAAAAGCAAATAAAGATATAACTAAGGCAGAAATTGAAGCTGGCAAACCAGATAATGATTTAATTTTAGCAAGAATAGATACTCCTATATTAGGAATTGATAATATTAAAATTCAAACTGCAACTAGAAAAAATGATTTACAAAGAGTTTTTGTAAACCCAAGCTCAGATGTTATAAATCTTGCCAAAGGTTATACAGATACATTAGAAGCTGAAGCAAGTCTTGATAAAATTATAGGAATTTTAAAAGATTTGGGTAAGGGAAGTGGTTTTAGTGAACAAGTTTTAACTACGTATGATGAAATTGTAGTTGGGTTATTTGGTAAAAATTATTCTATTTTTCTGAATGAAGATGGCGAAGTAGATAGAAGACTTAATAATGTAGAAGCGATAAAAGATAGAGTTATAGCTCAATATAAAAGATTTTTAACACAAGAAACAGGTAATGGTATTTCTAATCAAGACGTTGAAAGAATTAATACAGCACTTGGTGAATTAAAATTACTCACTGATCCAAATAAGATAGCTAAAAAAGTAAAAGAAACTAAAGAAATATTTTTGTCAAGAAGAGAAGCTCTTGGTCTTCAATTAAGAGATTTTCAAGACAGAGATATGTATTTAACTGAAAAAGAATATAGAAAAACAATTGAACAAATAGATAGACAATTAATAGCTAGTTTAGCAACAGAAGGAACTGTAAGCAAAAGTATTAAATTTGAGCCAATTTCAACAAGTGATGATGGTATTCCTTTATATAAAATACTAACAGGTTAATATGGGTAAAATACGTATACAACTGCCAGATTTAACTTTTGATGCAGAAATAGCTGGAGAGACACCTACTATTGAAGAAAAGTTAAAAATAGTAGATTTAATACGGCAGTTACGAGCACAAAAAGCAGACCGAACAAATATTCAAGAAACCGAACAAGGTCAAGAAATTGATACAACATCTGGTATTCGTAACGCAAAGTTACGTTTTGATTTAGGTTTTGCCGAAAATAAATTAGGTGAAGAGACAAGACTTAAAGAAAATTATGGTATGACAGAAAATGATTATTTTCGTGATAATAGAGGTCGTTTAGGTCTAAACGTATCTGGTGCGAAGAAGATTGGTATTGACATAGATAAACCTACATTGATTGATGAGTCAGGTTTTAGTAAGTATGACTTTGCAGATTTAAGTGGCATTACACCAGAGTTAACTGGTGGTATAGCAGGTGCTGTTAAGGGTGCCGCTGTAGGTGCACCTGGTGGACCTCTTGGTATACTGTTTGGTAGTGCCGTAGGTGCTGGACTTGGTGCTGGTGGTGGTAAGACTGCTGAAGAAGTTGTAGAAACTGCTCGTGGTTTACAAGATCAAACATTTGGTGAAGTAGCTGGTGATGTCGGAAAAGAAGTTGCTACGACTTTTGCTATAGATGCGGTTTTAGGTGCACCCTTTTTAGGTTTGCGTTATGTAAGTAAAATATTTGGTGGCGGTAAAAAACCAACAGAGACTGAGCTTGAAACAATAGGAAGTGGATTAGAAAGAACAGCTAAAATAGACGGTAAAGAGGTTAAAACACCATTATTACCAAATTTACAAACCATTGGAGCACCAGCATTATTAGGACGTACTGCAGGAATATCCGAAAAAATATTTGGAACTTCTAAAAGATTAGAAACAAATGATGAAAGCATAAGAACTACATTAGAAGCATATAAACAAGTGGTTGGTGAAGCTGCAACGTCAGAAGATATTGGTCAAATGATTTTACAAGCATCTGATCAACAGTTTAAAAAGATATTAGGTTCGCAAAAAAAAGCAGCAGATGTAGTTTTAAATCAACTTGATGATTTGTTAAAAAGCATGGGTGCTGCGGCTTCTAAAAATTCAAATTTAGATGCAGACGCTTTGGATTTTTTAGAGAAATCTTGGATACAGGCAACAAAAAATATAGACGATAGCACTGCTGAAATAGCTGCAATAATAAATCAAGCTCCATTTCAAAACAAAGTTATACCTACAAATGATTTAGCAGAAATGGCTTTAAATATAAGAAAAGCTAAACCTAACACTGCAACAAATAAAGATTATAGAGCTATAGCTGATGTGTTAACAAAATATGCACAAAGACGCGTAATGTCTTTTTCAGGTTTGCTTGATTTAAGAAAAGATTTAAATGCTCTTAAAACCATGAATCATAGTGTTAGACAAGAGGGTACAAGTAATACAATTGCTATCACTCAAGGTGCTTACAATCACATAAATGATATAATTAAAAAAATAGATGCAAAATTAACACCTATTGAAGTTGAAGATTTAATTAGAAATTTTGACATTACAGAAGGTGGACAAAGGATTGGAACAGGTGTTTTAAAACCAGGCACTGTACAAAGGTTAAATGAAAAACTTCTTGCACATAGAGATTTAATTCAAAATACAAATAGAATATTTGGTGATATGGAATCAGCGGCAGCACTTAAAGATTTTAGCTCTAAGGGTATTATAGGTGAAGGTGTAAACGCTGACTTTCTTGCAAATAACTTAATTAAAGATGGTAAACCAGAAATACTCAGAAAAGCTATAGATGCAGTTGCAGAGGGAGATATAAGCGGTTTTGGTAATGCCGAACAATTTAGAGAGCTACTGGCTGGTCAATGGCTCCGTAATGCCATGACAGAGACGAACATAGGTTCTGATGCCGCAGGTAAGTTTAATGGATTATTATTTCAAAAGAAAATAGATAGATTAGGTAGAACTGCTGATGTATTGTTTGGTAACAACGCAGCTAAAATAAAAGAGTTAAGTGCTAAAATTGCTAAAACAAACTTTAATGATTTAACATCAGAGAGCATTGAAAATATTTGGAAACAAGAAAAAGGTATTCTTAGAAGCCTTAATGATGTTTTAACTGCTGCAAATGAAGAAGCAGGGTTAAGATCACTAAATTTATTTCAAAAAATACGAACAAATCAAATAGGTGATTTGCAAGCAGCGTCAAACTTAACGCTTGATACAACAAAAACATCCGAAGTAAGAAGAATATTAAGTAGCGTTGATTCACAAAAAAGAGAAAGTATCAAAGGTTTTTATCTAAAAGAATTAATTGGTGATTTTGGTACAACACAGACAACTAACGCAGATGCTGTTAAAGCATTTTCTAGTAGACTGATAAAACAAGGTGAAGATGGTAAACTAGCTGTAGTTTTTGGTGATGAAATGGGTAAAGATATGTTGGCTTTTGGTAAACAATTAGAGTTGTTGGCAAGAAAAGCTGATGGAGGTGATTTGATAGCTGCTAATATAGCTGCAAGTCCTTTACAGAATATAGGTTCGGTTTTACGTTTTGGTTTTCTTGGAAGAATTTTAGGTATGAGAAACTTTTACAAATCAACATTAGATGATTATGCAAAACTTAAAGCACAAAAAGCTGGTAAAAAAATACCAGATGCAACTTTGTTTGCAAAAGCAATATCTAATACTATATCTGCTCTGTCTGCAACCGTTAGACAAACACCTCAACAAGTTACAAGAGATATGGGAAGAGATGCAAAACAACAACTGGAAAGTTATATTGAAAGTAAAGAACAAGATGCACAACCAGATGATCAAGTATCTCAAATACAACAAAATTTACCAGCTCCGAACATAGATTCGGATATAGCCCAGGTGAATGTGACGCAGCCTAATAATAGAGCTTCTATTATATTAAATCCAAATCCACAAACTAGATTTTTAGCAGAGCAAGGATTAGTCTAATGGACTTAGAAAAATTAAAAGAACAACTCATCATTGATGAGGGGGTCAAGTATGAAACATATCTCGATCATCTTTCCCTAAAGACGGTAGGAATCGGACATTTGTGCCGTGAAGACGAACCAGAGTTTGATTTAGAGCTAGGTGCAAAGGTATCTGAAGAAAGAGTAACAGAGCTTTTTGAGCAAGACATACAAAGTGTTATACAAGACTGTAAAAAAGTTTATGATGATTGGGATAAATTACCAGAAGAAGTAAAACAAATCATAGCAAACATGATGTTTAATCTAGGTAGACCAAGATATAGTAAATTTCGCAAACATATCCAAGCTGTTATGGATGGCAAGTGGCAGGAAAGTGCAAATCAGATGCGTGACTCGAGGTGGCATAAACAGGTGCCAAATCGGGCGGAGCGTTTATGTAAACGCATGGAAGAAGTTAGTCTTTAAGTTTATTTTTCAACATTAATAATATTTCAGTAGCTAATTTAAGAGCTTGATGTGTCGTTATCTCATGTTGCTGAAAGTCATGTTTAAATTCTTTATTACGTTCTAATATATTAATTTTTATTGGTGTGTTTTCTGCTTCTTGTGTCGCATATACATATACTTCTTTTTTCATTGCATTTGCTTTGCAGAACCAATACCCATGTCTTTGATCTCACTACCATATCTTGATTCATATTCTTTTTTTACAAGATTTGTAATTTGTTGTCCGACTTTTCTATCTTCGTCTACAGCTATCTTTTTAAGTTGTTTATATGTCTTAATATCAACGCTAACACTTTTCCACTTTTCATTTGAAGCCATATACTTTATCCTTTCTTTATGATTAAAAGTAATATACACTATCCCATACGATATGGGAAGTATAATAAGTATAACGCTAAAAAAACAGAGTTTATGGGATTTAAGTTTGATTCCAAATGGGAAGCAGAGCGTTATGGTCAACTTGCATCTATGCAAATGGCAGGTGTTGTTGAAGATTTAGAACGACAAGTAAAGTTCGATATAATTATAAATGATATTAAAATTTGTAAATATGTTGCCGACTTTGTTTATACATTAGTTCATGAAGATGGAAAAAAAGAAAAAATTGTTGAGGATGCAAAAGGAGTGCAAACCACTGATTTTAAAATAAAAATGAAGCTAATGAAAGCTGTTAATAACATAGAAATTAAAATTTCTAAAAAAAAGTAGTTGACATTTTTGTGGGAAATTCCCATGTTATAAGTTCCTAACAATTATATGAGGTGTACTATGTCAAAGGTAGAATACATTGAAAAGTTTAATCTTGCTGAAACACAAGCACGATTAAATGAAAATCTTAAAAAAGCTCAGAAAGATTTACAAGAGTTTAATAAGTATCTTGAAGAGCGTTACACACAAAAGGCACAACAAGTTCTAAATGATAGCGGTAAAGACTTTGGTACTGCTAATCTTTTAGAGGGTAATACGCAGGTCAAAGTAGAGTTGCGTAAAAAGGTAGCTTGGGATCAAGAGGGCTTGATAAAGTATCTTAATACTTTAAAGGCAGAAGATGCAGACCACTTATCTAAGGTATCTGTTACCGTGCCTGAGTCAAAATATTCTAATGCTTTACCTGCTATTCAGCACGAACTTAAAAAGTTTCGCACTGTTTCTTTGCAGGGTGTAAAAGTAACATTTGAGGGAGAAGAATAATGTTAAAAATAATATCAGCCGACGAGAGAATGGCAGAAGAAAGAGGTCATAAAATCGTTATTGGTGGACCAAGTGGTGTCGGTAAGACTAGCTTGGTTCGCACAATGGACTCAGAAAAAACTTTGTTTATGGATTTAGAAGCAGGAGATGCCGCAATACAGGGGTGGCCTATAGATGTTATCCGCCCTAGAACATGGCAAGAATGTCGTGATTTTGCTTGTTATATTGGTGGTAGCAATCCTGCTTTAAATGATGATCAAGTCTATTCTAAAGCACACTATGAACAACTCTGCAAAGAAAAGGGCAACCCGCAAGAATGGTTGGCAAAATATGACAGTATATTTATTGATAGTATTACTGTAGCAGGTAGGTTGTGTTTTCAATGGTGTCAAAGTCAACCCGATTGCAAAACTTCTAACGGCAGGCTCGATACTCGAGCCGCCTACGGTATGCAGGGTCGTGAAATGATGGCTTGGCTTACGCATTTGCAACATATTAGAGATAAGAATGTTGTATTTGTTGGTATACTAGATAGTCGCACAGACGACTACGGTAGACCAATACATGATTTACAAATAGAAGGCTCTAAGACGGGTCGTGAACTACCAGGGATTGTGGACGAAGTTATTACTATGGCAATAATGCCAGGTGATGAAAACACTCCACCATACCGTGCGTTTGTATGTCATACTCTAAACGAATGGAATTATCCTGCAAAGGATAGATCGGGTTGTTTAGATTTGTTAGAACCACCTCACTTAGGTAATCTGTTAAAAAAGATGTCAGGTAACACTAAGGCAGAGGATCGTTTGTTAACTTTTAGTTTATTAAATAAAAATAATGGAGAGGTAAATGCTTAATTTTAATGACGTAGAACCCGATAAGGGGTTAGAACCACTAGAACTTATACCTGCAAATACTGTTGCAAGGGTAACTCTAAAGATTGAAGAGGGTCAAATTGAGATACCCGAGTTTGGTCAAGGTAATTTTTTTCGTGCAAGTGCTACAACAAAAGCAAAATGGTTGCCTATTGAGTTTACTATTACAAGCGGTAAACATAAAGGACGTAAGTTATGGCACAAATTGTTTGTTGATGGCGATAAGATTGCCGAGGGTGGTATGCCACAAGCTAAACAGATTGGTTTGCGTACCATGCGTTCTATTTTAGAAAGTGCCCGTCAAATCCGTACTGATGATATGTCGCCTGAAGCAAATGCTAAGAGACAAATAAATTCTATCGAAGATTTAAATGGTATGAATTTATGTATTAGAATTGGTATAGAAAAAGGCACTAATGGTTACGGTGATAAGAACTCATTGATTGCACCTTTAACACCTGGTCAAACAGATTATATACTTTCTGATTTGCCTACTGAACCACAGGTTCAGCAAGTGCAACAAACAACTTCTAATCCAACACCCGATTGGGCTAAACAATAAGTTTCTAAGATTTCTAGCGTCAACACCTTGTAGTGCGTTAGGACTATGTTTGGGGAGTACATAGGACGCAAAACTCCCCGCCACAATCGGGAGGATTAAATGATTGAATCAATTATGTGTCTAGCCATGGCGATTTACTTTGAAGCAAGAGGTGAGCCTATGGTGGGGCAAGTGGCGGTTGCTCAAGTTGTCGTAAATAGAGTCGGTGATTATAGATACCCCGATAATGTTTGTGATGTCGTTAAGCAAGGCTATTACTATTCTTGGAATCAAAACATTCCTATTAGAAATAAATGTCAATTTAGCTTTTGGTGCGACGGTAAACCCGAAACTATAAATGATATGATGGCATGGGGTTTTGCTATTGATATAGCTGAAGCCACAATGAAAGGCTATCTGTATGATACAACAAGCGGTGCCACTCATTATCATGCGTATTATGTACAACCAAGTTGGTCATATCAGTTTACAAGGACTGTTCGTATTAACGACCATATATTTTATAGAAGAGAGATGGAATGATACTTAGACCATATCAAGATGTGGCAGTAAACTCTGCTATTAAATCATTGAACAAACATAAAAATACAATAGTTGTTGCACCAACGGGTGCAGGTAAAACTATTATGCTATCTTCTTTGATAGGGAAGATGCACAAGGAAAACAATAAAGTATTGGTGCTACAACACCGTGATGAACTTGTTAATCAAAATATGGACAAGTTTAAAAAGATAAATCCTAATATATCAACGAGTATTTTAAATGCTGATGAGAAGGATTGGTCAGGTGATGTGGTGTTTGCCATGGTACAAACTCTATCAAGGCCGAACAATTTATCGAGTATGCAGCGGGTTAATTTAATTATTATTGATGAGAGCCATCATACTATAGCAAATTCTTGGTTAAATATAATAAAAGAATCAAAAGAAATTAATCCAAATGTTAGGATAGCGGGGTTTACGGCTACTCCTAATCGGGGTGATGGCAAGGGTTTAAAGCAGGTTTTTTCTAATTGTTCACACCAAATAGAGATAGCAACACTTATTCGTGAGGGTTTTCTTGTATCTCCTAAAACATTTGTAATTAATGTCGGAGTTCAAAAAGAACTTAGTCAAGTTAGAAAAACGATTGATGAATTTAACATGGACGAGGTAGCTCGTATCATGAACAAAAGACCTATTAACGAACGGGTTGTAAACGAATGGCATGAAAAAGCATCAGACCGTAAAACAGTTGTTTTCTGTTCTACAAAGAACCATGCTAAGGATTTGTGTGATGAGTTTGTAAAACAAGGTGTTCGGGCAGAGGTTCTCACAGGTGACACAAAGAAAGATGTTCGGGTTAATATGCTGCAAAGTTTATCGAATGGTGATTTGCAGGTTGTTATCAATGTAGCGGTGTTAACTGAGGGTTTCGACTCACCACCTGTATCTTGTATTATTTTAACAAGACCTTGTTCGTATAAATCAACAATGGTGCAAATGATTGGTCGTGGATTACGAACCATTGATCCAGGTGAATACCCGAACATAATTAAAACTGACTGTATAGTTTTAGATTTTGGAACATCAATATTAACTCATGGTGAGTTAGATGAAGAAGTTAACTTAGATGACGTTGCATCAAATGATAATGGTCAAGCACCACAAAAGCAATGTCCTGAGTGTAATTCAATAGTTCCTTTAGGTGTTCGTGAATGTCCTATTTGTGGTCATGACTTTGCCAAAGAAGAAGAAAAGAAGCTTAAAGAATTTAATATGACAGAGGTAGAACTTATTGATCGCTCTCCGTTTCGTTGGATTCGGGTTTTTGACACTGATAAATGTTTGATGGCATCAGGATTTAATGGTTTTGCTATGGTTGTAAATTTACATGATACTTTTTTTGGGTTTACAAAGCCTAGAAATGATAGATTAAGAGTAGTTAGTGTAGGAACTAAGAAACAAGCTATTGCATCTGCTGACGACTTTCTGAGAAGGATTGAGAGTAATAGTAACGCTAAAAAGAATAAGCGTTGGTTAAATCAAGAGGTAAGTGAAAAACAAAAAAGCATATTGATTAGAAAAGGTTATAGAATTAATCCTTTTGATTTTTCTTGGACAAAATATAAAGCGGCTTGTCTTATAAATTACTTGTTTAATCAAAAAGAAGTTGATTATCTTATTTATAAGAAACAAAAAGAAATTAAAATAAGAGAAAAGTCAGAAAGAATAAGAAGAGAAAGATTAGAGTATTTAAATAGAATTTCAGGAAGAGCATAAATGCCACTAATAGAACTTAATATGATACTAGATTGTGAAGAAGAGGTAAAAGAAGTGGGCTTTTACACACCTCTTGAGTACCGTGTATTGGATCGTAAACAACTTCTGAACGGGATCAAAAAAGAAATAAATAAAAAAGGTTATTTGTTTGACAGTTGTAATTACGCTAGTGCTATGGCTATACATGAAGGTTATGTTGTTGCTTCATTGACTATGAGTAACAAAAAGAAAAGAAAAAATAAAATAATAACAGATTGGAAAGAAGATTGTCTTACGATTCATTAGTCAAAGCAGGAAAATTGTTCGGTCAAGTAGGCTGGAATAAAAGATTTACAGAGCTGGACGAACAAGATGTATTGTATTTAATTTCAAGTATTCAACAAATGAAGGATATAGCAGATGACGTTAACGAAACTTATTTGGCAGCAATCTGGCTCAAATTCAACGTCGGGGATAAAGCAGCGGAGTTCCCATTCGGAAGAAATAAGCCAGATAATGAAAAACAAAATAGATCGGGCGATACTTGAAAAACAAAAAGATCAAGAACCTAGAAAGTATTTAGGTGCTTCATCTCTCGGTGACGCTTGTTCACGCAAGATACAGTATAGATATATGGGTAAAAAGGCAGATAAAGGAAAAGAGTTTTCTGCAAAACTACTGCGTATCTTTCAGTTTGGTCATGTAATTGAAGATATGGCTCATGGTTGGATATACAATGCTGGCTTTGATTTAAAAAGCACTGATAAAAATGGCGAACAATTTGGCTTTTCAATAGCTAATGATCAGATTCGGGGTCATATTGATGGTGTTATATGCGGTGGATCAGATGATTTTAAATATCCTATGTTATGGGAGTGTAAATCTGCAAATGAGAGGAGCTTCAATGAATTTGTTCGGAAGGGTGTCAGGCAAGTTAACTTAACATACGCATCACAAATTGCATTGTATCAAGCGTATATGGATTTAACAGAAAACCCTGCATTGTTTACAGTAATAAATAAAAATACTTGTGATATATACTATGAGTTTGTTGATTTTGATAAAGAACTTGCTCAAAAAACAAGTGATAAAGCAGTTGAAATATTAAAAGCAGTTCAACATGATGAAATATTACCTCGTGTTGCTATGGACTCTGATTACTTTTTATGTAAAAATTGTGAGTTCAGGAGTACCTGCTGGAATTAAAAAAAAACCCGAACAATTTTGGCGTTGCTCGGGTTCAGGTGTAATGACTATAGGAGTACAATATAATGCGTATCGTTCCTTTTGACAACACAAAATATAGTGTTAATGCAAAAGATTTAGTAAATGAAATATCTAAGAAAGTACCTAATCAGGTGCAGATTGACATTCTTCGGCAGACTTTTCCGCACGGTGAAGTAAAGGGTGATTTGTTCACTATCGGGTCTTTACAGGGAGAAGCAGGTAAATCATTAAAAATAGACATAAATCCTAACAGTCCTTTCTTTATGAAGGGTCAGGACTTTAATGGAAGCACTGGTGTCGGGGGTATTGTTAAGATACTTATTGAAGGTCGTGGTATGAATCTACCTGAAATTAAAGAAATGTTCGCAGATTACCTGGGTGAAGAAAGAAACTTTGTTCGCCAGCAGCCTGCTGAGAATCCAGTAAAAGTCCAGATTAACAGGCAAACACCATACGATTCGGAGTATTTATACAAAAATGCTGAAGGTCAGATTATATGTGCTGTGCGTAAATACCTTGTTCGGGATAGTTCAGGTAATCCTGTGTTGGATACGCACGGCAAACCTAAGAAGGAGTTCAGGCAGTTTACTGGCGACCACCCGTATCCTCGTATGCCTGATGTCAGACCATTGTATAATATCCCGAACATTTTAGCTTCTGATACTATTATCTGGGTAGAAGGCGAGAAGTGTGCAGATGCACTCAACAACTTAGGTTATACGGCTACTTGTACTATGGGTGGAGCAGGTATGCTTACGAAGAAGTCAGCGTCACAATATGATTTCTCTCCTTTACAGGGTAAAGAACTCATCTTATGGGCTGATAATGATACAGCAGGCAGGCGTTTGGCTGAGCTTGTGCAAGAGCTATCACTCAAGGCTAATGTTAAATCCGTTAAGATGCTTACTCTTCCTCGGGGTAAGCCTGAGAGATGGGACGCAGATGATGCTATAGCCGAAGGGTTTGACATAAATACTTTTCTTAATACTCCGAACAATGTTACTAAACATAACATAAATCTGCTGGACGATAGTATGCTGGTTTCCAGATTCACTGGCGTTGCACCCGAACAAAAATTTATCGTGGACGCAACATTTCCGCTCGGGGTACCCATAATTTTATCCGCAGCAGGAGATGCGGGCAAGGGTATGTTGACGTTAGATTTGGCTATGAAGGTGGCTTCGGGGGCTTCTATGACCAGTTCCTTCGGGGCGAATGTAACAGAGTTCGGGAATGTGGTTATATTTACAGCAGAAGATGATGAAGCAGAGATGCACCGACGAATCCAGCGTTTAGACCCGAACAATGATCGGGCTAATTATTATCATGAACTTCGGGTCGTTGCTCTGCCTAACGCAGGAGGTGTGTTTCCGATACTGCAAAATGTTCACGGGGAGTTCACAACTTCTGCTGAGTTTGAGCGTATATACGAACAAATATTACAAATAAATAACTTAAAGTTAATTATATTTGATCCTTTAGCGTCTTTTGTTCACGCTGATGTGAACTCTGATCCAGCAGCGGGAGCAGCTTTAACGGGGCTAATGTCGAAAATAGGTTCGGAAACTGGAGCTTCAGTGATGATGTGTCACCATATGACCAAGGTTAAAGATGATGCCGTCATATCAACACCAGAACAAGCCAGAAATCTTATTCGGGGTACTTCTGCCCTTGTAGACGGTGTGCGTTGTGCTTTTGCGTTGTGGCAAGTAGATGAGAAATCTGCAAAACGCCAGTGTAAGGAACTGAACATAGAATATCAGCGTAATCGGTGCTTTGACGGGGCGGTTGTCAAGTCGAACGGGGTTGCAAAAAGACAAGTGCGTAAGTTTGTTCGGGATTTAAATACTGGACTGCTGGTTGATCGGAGTGAAGATATTGAACAACTGAATATGGGAACTAATCGGGATAACAGAAAGACTGCCCTGTACGAGTGGATAGCTCGGTGTGAACGGGAAGGTAGAGCTTTATCACAACAGGGAGGTGCTGATTCTCTAACGAATCGTATGACTGATGCTGACGCTCCTGATGCCCTGAACAATTTATCTCAACGGGTATTAGATGGAATTGTTCGGGAACTTATAACTGACAATCGTATAGACAAGTTTAGCTTTAGCACTGCTGGTGGGAGGAAGTGGCTTGGCACGACGGTCGGGGTGATGAGTCGTGGTGAATATCAAGCAACGACTGCCAGAGATAATATATAAACCCGAACATTTATCCCATGAAGGCTCCAGGACGAACAAAGTTTCTGCTGCAGTACCTGAAAAAAAACCAGCAGTTTTTTCTGCTGGTTGAGTATGGAGGAAATATAAATTTACATTTTTACAATAAATTATTTTTTTTGCTTGTAAAATGTTTTTTTATGATTATTATTTACTTATGGGATTTTCCCATGTAGTATTAAATTATTAATTACAGGAGTAAAGAATGACAAAATTATATATCGCATACGGTAGTAACTTAAATCTTAGCCAAATGGCTTTTCGTTGCCCTAATGCAAAACAGTTAGGTAGTTTATATATTCCAAATTGGAAGTTAGTATTTCGTGGTGTTGCAGACATTCAACCGTCAACAAATAATCATGATATGTTGCCCGTGGGTTTATGGGAGATTACAAAAGAATGTGAGCAGGCATTAGACTTGTATGAGGGTTTTCCAAACTTATATGGCAAAATAGAGATTATGGGTATGATGACATATACCATGAACAGAACAAGTTTTGCCCCACCGTCTAGAGGTTATTTTCAATCTATTCTTGAGGGTTACAAAGACTTTGGTTTAGATACTGATCATTTATACAATTCTTTGGGTTGGTCGCATTGCCACCATGTACATACTAATATTATTCAAGATAAACATATTAATAAAAAATTTTTACGTATGACGCCTTCTGATAAAAATGCTTATAGATTGAAGTATTTTAGTGGCAATAAAAAGTAGTTTTTTTTACTTGCAATATGAATTATAATACATATTATTATTATAAAGGAGTTATAAATATGAAGAATAAAATTATTAAAGAAATAGAAAAAGGTACGTCTACTAATGCCATTGTTGGTATGTTCTTAAGTAAAAGAGTTGACTATGATGATATAGTTAAAATTATCCGTGATTATAAATGGGAGCAGTTTAGACGATATGGCAGGAGATTTTAATGAGCAAAGAATATTATAATAGACAATTACAAAAATTGGTAAATTCTGAATATGGTTTTACAATTAAAATTATGGATAGTGAGAATAATTCTACTCATAGTTGGACTGTAAATAAAGAAAGTCATAAAGATATTATGAATGAGTTAAAAAAGTTTTTTAATAATAACTTTTATGAATATGTTGGAGATACTGATGAATAATATTAGAAATATTATTGATGAAGAAGAAGAAGAGAAGAAAAAACGTAGGATTAAAAAACGTAAGGTATCACAAACTTTATATTGGGAAAATCTCGGTATAGATGGTTTTTGCCCCGATTATGGAGATAATAAAGATATATTACTAGATGAATATAATGATACTGTTGATTATGTTCAAAACTTAGCAGGTCGTAATTCTATATTATCTTTTGATAATACTGACGTTATTAACTTTCCAACATATAATTCTCTTATGAAGTTAAAGACTAATAGACTTATAGACTATTATGAAAAACTTGGTTTTAAAAACGTCAAGATAAAGATTGGTAAAGATAGGTATGTGGGCGGTAAGAGAAAAGGTCAACAAGGTCGTGAGTTAAAATTACCACCTATCGGTAAATTACAATCGGACAAAAATCCATTAAAAAAGAAAATAGAGGGAGTTATTGATGTATAATAAAGATGATATTCATGTGATAGATTATGAGACTATGAAAATTAAGTCTCTTAATAGTTGGGATTTATGTATGTTCGTCAATGAGATGATGGGTGATAAATCTTTCAAGAGCAAAAGGTATTTGTTTTTACCTAATGCTGATGTTGCTTTAAAAATATTAGATGAAAAAAAGGAGAATGAATAATGTTAAAAGAAATATTTAGTGATAAAAAAATGACTATATCTGAAGTAGATGTAAATAAATTTCATCAACATTTAAATAAACATGATGCTCAAATTATTTCTGATTATATACATGATGCTTTAGCAAGTATGGATATTAAGCATTGTGGATTTCAATGGGATATAAACGTAACTGTTGAGCAGGAGAATGAATAGTGAGTACATATATTAATAATATTGTAGAAGAAGATACAATCGCTTGTGGTGTTTGTGAACAAACATTTAATACCAATGAAATTACAACTGATGATTTTAATTTTGCATGGGATAATGTAGTTTCTATTGACTGTTGTAATGAATGTTTTTCGATTAGTAAAAAGGAGAATGAATAGTGAGTAAATGGAAATATATAGTGTGGGTAGGTGGTGTAGATGATTATTACACTACTTATGAAAGAGCAAAAGAACATTATGATGAATGGATTGCTCAAGGCTATGATGATGTAATATTAGAAAAAATAGAGGAGAATGAATAATGAACGGTAACGGTATGTTTAAAATGCCTAATCATTATGGTGTATGGGAT